CCATCTTGGTGTATTGCTCGTTGCATAATAATTCAGCATTTCTACTACAGGTATAATACGATTAACCGTAAAGGTTGGCATTCCTTGGTCTTCGAGTTGTTGTTTATCTTGTTCATCGATTTGATTGTCTAGATAAAAATCGTGACCTTCTTGATTAACTGTTTCCCAGTTCTGTCTTGTGCTATCATTAATAGCATCAAATAATTTTCGTATCCTATTGGCTCTTTTATCTTCTCTTTTTGCCATTAAGCAAGTACCCAACTTTTAGGACGACTTCTGATATTTTTGGATATTACACCGTTTTCACGGTTTAGATTCTTCGGAGGAATCGCATATTTGGTTGCATATGCTAAGGCATCGATGGTGTCATCGTGTGCCATGCGGTTGCCAAATGTAAGGATTTCGTGGTGTAAATCATAATGATTCTTCTTCATTAGTATTTGACCTATCGAAAAACGTTGTGCTAGTATACCTTGAATTCTATCTCTTTTAGATTGTCTTGTTCCTGGCTTTTCTTCTTTCCACTTTACACTAAAATCATTTCTACGGAGCGATTCGCTTCTTAATGCTTGAAAGATGGGTCTACTCATAGTAGTATCTTCCACAACAAATAAATTAGGATTATACATATGAGCATACTGGAACATATAATCAACAATACCTGCTTTTCCTTCTCCCAAGATTGCCATGACAGGAATACCTCTTTCTCTGACATAATCCAAGACATACACTCGGTTATCTTCATCCACACCAACAGCAAGGATAACACTATAATCACTATCACGCCTATGAATGTCGGTAGCAGGATCAACACCAATGAATACATTAATAGGTCGATATTGATCTTCCGTCCAGATATAACTAACCCCATGCTCTTCATTGAACTCATAATGCCCTTCGTAATACTTAATATGGTTTGAATTAAATACTGAGTCTTCTTCACTTTGCACCTCCATCATATATTCTTGATAAAATTTCTGAGGTTGCCCACTATCTCTGTAAAATATTTTTTTCTCTTCTAGTTTTTCTTTTGTGAACCATGAAGACCATAAAGAGTCTCCATTTCTATTGATTGCCTTATACAACATGACTTTCCAAGCAAAATCCTTTTTATCTTTTTTTGCTTTTTCACTATTTGCAATAAGATTGTTTATAAAAGAATCATAATGAACAGGAGTGCCATTAATTCTAAGACGACCAGTATGAGGCTCAAGAGCAGGATAGACGACCGCAGTGATAAGGTTTGCGTTTTTCGCTCTAGCATCTGTAGTAAGTGTATTATTTTCATCTTCAAAGTCATCCAATATAATAAGGTCATAGCGTTTATGGAGTTTTGCACCTCCACGAATACCTGACACGTTTGATTTAGAAAGGAGTTTACATCCGTTGGAAAGCTCTATGTCTTCCTCCGTCCATTTACGTCCTTTCAAGTTTCCAAAGTAATATTTAATCTTGTCGTTAAATTCCAAATGGGTTTTGACATAATCCATATTTCCTGACGCTAGTTTTTGTGTAGCTGATACCCATCCATAAAACAACGGTTCACGTGCAAAACAAAAAGACTGGAGCAAATCACACTTAGTGAGTACTGTTTTCCCATGTCCTCTTGGCATAATGATAGCAAGTTGTTTGTTATTTTCATCGGATATCTCATCTGCTACCTCAAAATGAAACGGAGGCGTTTCACTCCTAAGAAAGTCATCAGGCAAAAAGAGCTTACCAAAAGCGATAAGGTCTTTACTAGCAAGCCTTAATGCTTCTTCAGCTCTTGATACATTTTCTTTATTTATATTCAGTTTCCAGACCTTCTTTTTCTTGGTGACCCTCTCCCATTACCTAACTTGCTTTCGATGTAATTCAAATGATTAGTAGTCTCATCATCTAAATGATTGATCTGTTTTCCGAGCTCTTTCATATCGTCTGAAAAAGAATCTTTCATTTCATTCTTAGCATCGATAAGCTTGATAATAATTTCTTGTAGGTCGTCTATTTTCTTATTGAGCTCACCTGTCATCCACTTGAATACACCAAACAATAAAACTGCACATAGACCTGCAAATCCTAATTCTGCAAAATTACTGATATCTGGCATTATCCATAGTAGGCAAGTACGGTGCCTGACCCTAAGGTTATAGAAGAAAAAGCTCCATAGATAATATCATCTTGGCGAATAGTTAAGCTAGAAATGTTGTCTCCTATCTTGCTAGTAGCAGATACAGAAGCATTTCCACCAACTACTTTTATCGCTACAAATGTACCCGTGTGGGCATTCGTATCTGATATCACCTTGAAACCTTGTTGACCTAGTTTCAGGTTGTTGGATTCGACTACGGTATAACGAACTTTGCCATATTTGGCATCTGAGGTTGTAATTGTCATCTTGAACTCCTAACGCACCTTACCGAGCTTGACAACTCTCATGGGTGCTAGTTATGTCACTCTTCGTGAGCAGGAAGTTCAGGTCGTACGGCAGACGCAATTTCTTTAGAGTCAAATCCTTGAAAGACCGACCCTGTTACTTGCGTCACCTTTTGTTTAGGCA